AAGACGATTGAAGAAATAGAAGATATAAGCGTTTCGGAATACAATGAATGGATCGCATACTTTAATATAAAACAGGAGCAAGAAAAAGATGGCAGTTGAGAAGCTCACGTTTGAAATGAACGCTGTCGGCAATGCCGTTCCTGAAATGAAGAAAGTACAGACGCAGCTTGGCCATGTTAGCAAGCAAATGCAAACTGCGACATCATCAATGAGAACTCATGCGTCAGCCGGAAGGATGGTTGCTAGGTCACAAGGCAACCTGACAAGACACCTTGGAATGGCATCACTACAGTTTCAGGATATGGCGGTGCAAGCGTCAATGGGTACGAACGCATTGCGTATTATGACAATGCAAGGTCCACAGTTGGCATCGATATTCGGCCCAAAAGGTATGATTGTGGGTGCGTTGGTTGCTGTTGGTGGTGCATTGTTAATGATGCGTAAAAATACAAAAAGTGTATCGTTTGACTTTGAGGCACTAGGACGCGGTGTGAAACCGGCATTCGAGCCATTTCTAAGTTTTGCAGTTCCGGCTTTAGAAGTTCTAAAGGATGTTTTCAATGCTTTTAAGAAGGCTGTAATGATAGCTATTAATAATTCTATTAAATCGTTTTTAGTATTTGTTAGGGTTATTCAAGCTGTGCCAGGTTTTATAAAAGAGGCATTTGAACGTCCTCTTGATGCTGTCAAATTACTAAATGTAAATATTCAAATACTTATTATAAGAATAAGACAAAGATTCATGGAATTGTTCCTTGGCTTATCAAGAGGTTTTGTTGATTTTGCACAATCTACTGCAAGAGAATTAAACAGACTATTCAAGACATCCTTTCCTGAAGATATTGGGCAAAAGTCTTTTGATGAATTGGAAAGTAAAATCCTTGACGTGCAAAAGGCTTTGGGAGACTTATTTTTAGACAGAGCAGCTTTATCAAATGAACTGGAAAAGCCGTTTGAGTCTTTCACTGATCTCAAGAACGATTTGAAAGAGATAGTTCAATTTGATCTTTTTGGTCTATTTTCAACGCAAGTTAAAAAAAGTGCAGAAGAGGTGAAGAAATTGCAAGATAGGATGCAAGGCTTTGCGGATAGCATAAAATCATCTTTTACCAGTGGATTTATGGACATAATAAAAGGAACTAAATCGGTTAAAGATGCATTCAGACAGATGGCTAGTGATATAATTGCAAAACTATTTGAAGTTATGGTTGTTCAGCGTATTGTCGGTTCATTTGATGCGGCTGCCGGAACTGGTTCTGGAATAGTTGGCGGTATTATGAAATTAGCCGGTGGTTTTTTCCGTGCAAATGGAGGTCCGGTTTCTGGTAATCAACCGTATATCGTTGGCGAAAGAGGGCCGGAAATGTTTATACCTAATAGATCCGGCACGGTTATCCCAAATAAAAACTTAGGCGGTGGCGGCGTTGTCGTGCAGCAAACCATCAACGTGACTACTGGCGTTCAACAGACTGTCAGAAACGAAATACAAACACTGCTTCCACAGATTGCTGAAGCTAGTAAAGCGGCTGTCTTGGATGCTCGAAGAAGGGGTGGCAGCTTTGCCAATGCGTTTTAATGGCTATTACCTATCCTTTAGCATTACCAACACACGTTAAACCGTCCAACATAACCTTCAGGGCAGTGAATACGGTTGGAATGAGTATGTCACCTTTTACTTATCAACAACAATTAGTGGCTCATGCAGGGCAAAGGTGGGAAGTAGACGTGACGCTTCCTGCAATGAATAGAGCAGATGCAGAAATATGGGTTGCTTTCTTGGTAAGTTTGCGCGGAAGGTTTGGCACATTTACCCTTGGCGATCCAGTTGGTGCTTCTCCAAGAGGTTCAGCCGGAGGCACTCCATTGGTCAACGGAGCAAGCCAGACAGGTGGCACATTAAACATTGATGGTTGCACGGCTTCACAGACCGGATGGCTTAAGGCAGGGGATTATATACAGTTAGGAACAGCCGGAAGTGCAACACTTCATAAAGTGCTTGCTGATGCTGACAGCAACGGATCAGGTGAGGTTTCACTGGACATCTGGCCATACATAAGAACGGCTCCGGCTGATAATGCGGCTGTTGTAGTCACGAACACTGTCGGGCGTTTTAGATTAGCAAGTAATGAACAGAACTGGAATATAAACGAAGCGTCTATTTTTGGTATTACTTTCGGTGGTGTTGAGGCAATCTAATGGCCAGGTCAAATATTGGAAACATTCTTAGCAAGCTAGACGATGCCGAAGTGTCTCCATTTTATGCGGTAGAGATATTTTTTTCTACTGAAACAGTTCGTGTTTGGACAGGGTTCGGAGATATTACAGTAAATTCTACTGGTGGAATTAAATCATATACCGGTGTCGGAGAGATTTTATCAATATCAGACGTAGGTGAAAGTCAGGATATAAGTGCAAAAGGTGTTAATCTTACCTTAAGCGGTATTCCTTCAAATCTTCTAGTACACGCTCTAAGCACTCCTTATCAGGGTAGACTTTGCAATATTCATTTAGGTTTTATAGATTGGTCAAGCCCTGCAAATCAATCAGGAATATTAGTTTTCACTGGCTACATGGACACTATGGCTATTGATGAAGGCCCAGAAACATCAACTATAACTACATCTATTGAAAGCAGACTAATCGATTTAGAACGGCCTAGAAATCGCAGATATACCTCTGAAAGTCAGAAACAAAGGAATACTTCAGCTTTGCCCAGTAACACAACAGGCGATCTTGCATTTGATTTTGTTGAAAGCCTACAAAATCAGAGATTGCAATGGGGTGGCGGTGGCTGATGCGTGTTCCAAATTGGGATATTAAGTTAGCTGAATATGTCAACAGCTTGCAAGATTATCCTTTTGTCTGGGGCGAGCATGATTGTCTGACTTTTGTAAACAAGTGTGCAGAAGTGATAAGAGGTCAAAGTTTTGCAGATGATTGGATTGGTGATTATACAACTGCGACAGGTGCATTTAGAAAATATAGGAAATTATTATACACTCAAGAATATGATACAGTAATCGATATGCTTGATGACAGATTAGATAGATTTACCGGAAGATTTCCACCAAGAGGCTCGATAGTTGGACGGCCAGTTGATCAGACTATCGGAATAATGCCTGTTTTACTTGGAGTAGTTACAAGTGATTTAGCGGCTTTCTTGGGAAGCGATGGCATGGTATTCTCTATAATAGATGAGAATGATTTGTTTTGGAGCGTTGAGTAATGGTTCAGATATTTATTGCAGCAGCAGGGGCTATTTTAGGAACAGCCGCCGGAACTATAGGTGCAACTGCAATTCTGGGAACCACCATTGCAACGGTTGCAGGATATGCAGCTTACACGGCTGTCACTGCCTATGCCATTAATGCACTGCAAAAAAAGAGCCTAGCCAAAGCTAGATCGGCTGCCGCATCCGTACAAGCTGCACAAAAGGGTTATGGAACAAACGTTAACGCTGTCGCTCCTGCTTCTGATCATGCAATTATTTACGGTGAACATCGTGTTGGTGGTGTTATCTTTTATCGCTCTATTACAGACGATCAGAAGTTTTTGCATACATTAATTGCACTTGCAGGACATGAATGTAATTCGATCGGCACAATATTTGCCGATAATGTTGCTCTTACTTTAGATGGAAATGGATTTGTTACGAATGATGCTTTTCAGATCAAAGATGCAGATGGAAATGTGGTCAATTCAGCATTAAGAATAAATAAGCATTTAGGTGGAAATAATCAGGCAGCCGATGCTGATTTGGTGGCTGAAGATAGTGCATGGACAACTGCACACCAAGCAAAAAATATTGCTTATATTTATATCAGGGCTGAATTTGATACGAGTGTATTCCCTCAAGGATTACCGACATTCAGCGCGATTGTGCAAGGCAGAAAGATCAACGATCCAAGAAATACAAACCAAGCAGAATTTACATCCAATGCTGCACTTTGCTTGATGGATTACTTAGAGAGTGATTTCGGTCTTGGTGTAGATGGCACAGAAATAAACAGAACTATCTTTGCCGCAGCCGCAAATGTTTGCGATGAAAATGTAGCGTTATCGGCAGGGGGAACAGAAAAGCGATACACTGTTAACGGATCGTTTGTCACCTCTTTGCCTCCTGATGATGTTATTACTGATTTAACTGCATCAATGGCAGGAACAATATTTTATACTCAAGGTCAATGGGGTGTGAAAGCAGGAGAATTTACATCATCTGTTTTAACGCTTACCGAAGACGATTTAACAAGTAATTTACAAGTAAACACTAGGCACAGTCGCAGGGATAATTTTAATTCGGTTACTGGTATGTTTGCAGGGCCAGAAACAGATTATCAGCCGACAGACTTTCCACAGCTTGTTTCAGACACTTTCGAAACAATAGATGGCGGTGAACGAGTGGTGCAGGATATTCCTTTGCCATTTACCAACACTTCAACAATGGCGCAAAGGATCGCAAAGATTGCGCTATTTAAAAATAGAGAACAGATAACAATATCTGGCACATTTGGTTTGAGGGCTTTACAGCTTCAGATCGGTGATGTCGTTAGCGTAACAAATACAAGGCTTGGATTTAGTGCTAAAACATTTGAGGTTGCTGAGTGGAGTTTTGGAATTAGTCAAGATAAGGCACTAGAGGTCACAATGACTTTGCGTGAAATAAGTTCGGCTGTTTATGATTGGAATGCAGAAGAAATAGCCTTTGAACTTAACTCGACAACTTTGCCTAGTGCAACCGATCTCCCAACTGTTGGGCTTGGCGTTGACTTTGATTTGCGTGTCGTTAATCAAGCAGCCGTTGGTGTTCTTATAATAGAGGTTACATCTAACGAACCATATGCCGTTGAATTTGAGGCGCAATATAAAAGAACAAGTGACACTAATTTTATTTCTGTTGGCAAGCAAAGAAATGGATTGTTTGAAGTAACTGGATTGGGTGATGATAATTATGACGTCAGGGCAAGAGCTTTTAATGCTTTTGGCGCGGCAGGACCGTTTACTTCAACGGCAGGACAGCAATTATCAGCCTTTGCAACTCCCCCCGATAACGTTACAAACTTCACTGGAAATGTAACCGGAAACGCTTTAAATTTATCATGGACGCCAGTTAGCAATTTAGATTTGTCTCACTACAAAGTCCGGTATTCATCAGAAACATCCGGAGCAAGTTATCAAAACGCAGTTGATATAGTTGATAAAATTTCCAGACCTGGAAACACGGCTGTCGTTCCGGCCAAAACAGGAACTTATTTCATTAAGGCTATTGATAAGATTGGCGGTGTTTCCGCTACGGCTGCAAGTTTTGTAGTGTTAGTTGATCCCAATAATGTCGAGAACTTTAACGCTATTCAGCAAATACAAGAAGATCCAGTTTTTGCAGGAACTAGAACGAATGTCGTGGTGCTAGAGGATGCTGAAGGTGATTATTTGGCTTTGGACACAGTAGATCAATTTGATAGCGGTGCAGGAAACTTTGATGATGGTCTTGGCTTGTTTGATGGGTTTTCTGGCACAGTTGCGTCTGGTATATACGATTTTAATACAACCGTTGATTTCGGTGAGGTATACACGAGCCGAATATACCCTAAATTTAAAGTGGATTTTTTAGATTATGTTAACGATTTTGACAGTGCCACTGGCAACTTTGATGCTCGTCTTGGAGACTTTGACGGTGATCCTGCTCAATTTGACGTAACATCAGCAAGATTTGAGTTGAGACATACTAATGATAATCCATCGGGTTCACCAACTTATACATCGTATCAACCCTTTATCGTTGCAGATATAACAGCAAGAGCTATTCAGTTTCGTTGCATATTAGAATGCACAAATGGCGCGGCTTCTCCTGCGATTAGAGAACTAAGGGCTGAAATAGATATGCCAGAAAGAACGCAGTCAGAAGTAGACATCACATTTACTGGCACGAAAAGCGTAACTTTCCCGACTAAGTTCAAGGGTGTTCCTGCTATTGGATTGTCGTTGGCGAACTTGGCAGATGGTGAGAGATATGT